CCGCGTGCGTGACCGCGATCATGCACGGCACACCGAGGAGTTTCTCGATGCTGAACCCGTTGGGGCCAAAGTCGGCATCCTCGAACTTGCGCCCGCGCCATGATTCCAAATCCTTGCGCAAGGTCGATTTGTCCGAGCTTGAGAACGTGTAGCGCTTGCCGATGACGTAGGGTCGCCCGTCTTTCAAGTGCTCGTCGCAATAGAGTTCCCATCCGATAAAAATCTTGTGCTGGAATTTTTCCTCGCCGTTGTATTCGCCGCGTTGCGTGCCGAGGTCGATCACACGATAGCAGCGCGCGAGATGCGAGCCCGCGGGGGCGAGTTCAAAATCCTCCGGCTTGGTTGGCATATACATTTTACAGACTCCCTGGCTTGTCGGTGATCCAATCGGAATCCATGGTATCGGACGTGGTAAAGGGCGACGGCGGCCCCATGCATTGCCCGGCGAATGACGGCTGAAGCGCCGCCGTGTCGCCGACCGGCACCGCGACCGGGATGGTGGTTTTGCTCAGGACCGCGCCCGCGTTTTCGTCATCGGTTACGATTACGGTAAGGGTAATTTTGTGCGTCGCCATTTCATTTCACCGGTTTAATCGACAATCCGCGCCCATCGCGCACCGCCATAACGCCGTACCCGAGCGCGCGCCGTACATCCTTCGGGACAAGCTCCTTGAGTTCCGCGCACGCGATTTCGTAATTCATCGCCGCGGGCCGCGCTTCCAGCCAACGCGCCGCGGATGTCGCCCAAAGATTGTTGCCGGTCATATCGATCTCGCGCATGTCGGCAATCGCCGCGGGCAGGTCGACCGCGTGTTCCGGCGTAAGCGGCTTATTGGTGGTCACATAAGACCAAAAGGTTTCTTCCGCGGCGATCAATCCGGCGATGTAATCGGAGTCGCGCTCGATCTTTTCCCATACGTGTTTATCAGAGCCGATGAACACAGAGAGGTACGCGAACGGTGCACCGGTCACGTGCAAACAATGCTGGATTTGCGGATAGTAACGCGGCATGAGGTCGGCGGCTTTCGACCACGCGCCGGTATGCTTGCACTCGACCAGCGCGCCGTCGGCGGCTTCGCCGTCGGTATTGGCGCGCATGAAGGGATGAGATTCGGAGACATATGACCGACCGGGGCGCACATCCATTTGCAGCGCACGCGACAGCCATAGCCGGTTGAGCGGCTCGGACCATGAGCCCATTTGGACGGCTAAAACGTGGTCGAGATTGTCGGACTCGACCGCGCCGGTCTTGACGAGGCGCAAGCGCTCCATGCGCTCGATGTCGCCGCTCGCGATAATGCCCGCATCGGAACCGCCGATGCCCGCGGCGCGCGTGAAATGCCAAGCGTCGCCATGGTCGAGCAGCGCGGCCACGCCGAGGCAATCGAGGCTGGAAATATGCTTCATTTGGAAATGACCCGCATGGCCGCACGTGCAAGCAATTCGGCACGGGAGTCACGTTCGCGCTGCCGTTGCCAATAACGCCGCGCTTCCTCGCGCCCGATCTCGTCCTTGAGGTCGGGACACCATTCGCGGTGAAACTCCCCTTGCGCGACGCCGCAATAGACGCACCGATGCTCGGTCATTTGATGTCTCGCATGAAAACCCGCGCGCCGTGCTCGCGCTCCAGGTCAACAACCGCGACCTCGGTGCGGTGAAATGCATCGATGAGAAAGTCGGGAATGTAGTTGTGCGCCGCGGCGTCCAGATCGCCCACGACCGGGCCGCAATGACTCAAGCCGGAAATGATCGCGCCATTGCGCGCGCGGCGGATGGCCGCAAAAAAATCCCCCCGCAAGGTTTCGCGGATGTCGTCAAGAGCGGTGCGGAATGCGCCGGGGTCCATGCCCGCGGTGATAGCGTGGAAATTTCCACGGGCGCAATCGGGAAACCGGAGAATCCCCTACCGATTTTTTCGGGAGCGCTTAAGCTATGCGCGTGCTGCCGATGATGAGATGAAGCTTTGCGACTTCGCTGGAAGGAAACTTCAACAATCTCTGGGGATTGAAAGATTGCAAAATCACAAACTCATCCGAGCGCTCGACCAAGTTGCGAATAAGAGATGTCCCATCCCTTAAATGAGCAATGACGTCGTCCCCGGCGTTGACCGCCCGGTAAGGATGCACCCAAAGAACGAAACGGCGTCGGAACGCGGGCTCCATGAGATCATCGGCGACCTCGACGCAATAGGCGTCGGTGACGCCGCGCAAGATCGCGGGACGCAAAGCAAGCCCGATGGGCGGGTTGTCCATGAAGGAATAAGCCCCGATTTTGCTCTCTAAAATTGGCGTTCCGCGCATGGGCAAATCCGCAGCATCGGTGAACATTTGCGACTCAATCTTTGGACTCGGGGCCGCGCTTGTCAAATGTTCAGGGCGTCCATTTTCCTCAAATACGTTATTGGGCGCGACGTATGAACGTAGTTCGCGCTCGTCGATATGCAGAAGGATGGAAATCTTGATGCGCTCGCGCTCGTGAAGTTCGCGCGGCGTTCCGCGGCGAATGAAATCGCGAATGTAAGAGGGGTTTTTACCGAGGCGCTTGGAAAGTTCTTGATACGAAAAGCCGCTCCGTAAAATCAAAGCGGAAAGATGCTTGCGAATACTCGCGGGTTTTTTCGGTGGAGACATGGCGTGAGTATATGCTTTCTGAATTTGCAATTTCTACACACTATTTCTTATTTGCCTTGGGGAAATTTCCCCGGTAATGGGGGATATGCCCGCGCGCCTCCTGCCCAAAGTCCAAGCGGATTTGCTCAAGCGCGTTTTGCGCTTCTGTGAGGCCGCGGACATCCGGCCCGAAACCTTCGGGCGGCGCGCCGCCAACGATGCGCGGCTGATCGCCGGCATGAAAAAGGGCCGCGAGCTTCGCTACCGCACGCGGCAAAAAATCGAGTCCTACATGGCGAAGGAAATCGCCGCCCTGCAGCGCAAGTTTTCCAAGGTGAGCGCAAACATTCACGTCAACGCGGGTGAATAATGCGCGCTGGTGGTTTATATAGGCGACACGCGTTGGGGTTTCCGCTCATCCCCGGAGACCATAGGCCCCCAAGCCCCAACGCCGCCGCTCGCATCATTGCCCCCCGTCGCGATGCGAGCGGCATCTTTTTTCCGGACATCGCACATCATCCATGTCCACGAGGTTCAGCCGCGGGGGCGTCATGAACGGCTGGCACGCGCCGCGGTCGGTCCCGGGATTCAAGAAGCCGAGCAAATACCGCAACGAGAAGTTTCGCGCGGGCGGCATCGTTCATGCGTCCAAAAAACAGGCGTGGCGCTGGCTGGAATTGCTGGCGATGGAAAAGCGCGGCGAAATTATCAACCTCAGGCGCGAGGTCGATTTCCCCATTGTCATTCGCGGCATCAAGGTTTGCACGTATCGCGCCGATCATGTCTATGAATGGCTCGTTACACGCACTCCCGATTGCTCAAGATGGTGCGGCATTGTCGAGGATGTGAAAGGCGTGCGCACGCCGATGTATGAGCTCAAGAAAAAACTCATGAAGGCGGTTCTGGGAATCGACATCCTTGAGGTCTAGCGAGGGCGCGTGAGTCGCATTGAAACCATCGGCGATTGCACATTGTATCTTGGGGATTGTCTCGAAATCTTGCCGACGCTCGGCACGGTGGATGCGGTGGTGACCGATCCGCCCTATGAGATGGTAATGCAGAACAATTTTGGCGCAACAACGCTTTCGACGCGGCTCGGCGAAATCAGAAAATTCAAAACGATTTATGCCAGGGGCGCGCTCGGGTTTGTCGCCATCGATGAAATCCGCGACCAAGCCGCGCAAGCGATGGTCAACATATGCGAAGGATGGGCGATTATTTTTTGCATAGCCGAAGGTGTGCGCGCGTGGCGTGACTCATTGCAAGCCGCGGGTGCAAAATACAAGCGCGCAATGGTCTGGATAAAACCGGACGCTATGCCGCAATTCAACGGGCAAGGGCCATCGGTCGGGCATGAGATGATGGTTACGGCATGGTGCGGTCGCGGCTATAGCCGATGGAACGGCGGCGGCAAACCCGGCAATTTCACGTGTAATAAAAATCGTAGCGGCGAGCATCCGACACAAAAACCGTTGCCGCTCATCATGGAATTGGTCGCTTTGTTCAGCGACCCCGCCACGCTGGTTTGTGACCCCTTTATGGGAAGCGGCACAGCTGGCGTCGCGTGCGTGAAAACCGGACGGCGTTTTGTCGGCGTTGAAAAAAATCAAATTTATTTCGACATCGCCTGTCGTCGCATCGCGGACGCCTACAAGCAATATGACTTGTTTATTCCGCCCCCGCTGAAAATCAAACAAGAGTCATTGCTATGACCGAAGCGCATCAAACCAGCATTTTCGATTTCCTCGCCGCCAAGACCGCGCGCGACCAAGCGATTGCGCACGTCATCGCCAACGGTCCCGATTGGCATAGCCGCGCACTCCAAGCCGTCGCAGCACTCCCGCGCGGCTGGCGCGGCATCGGTGAGGATATCCGCAAGCACGTCATGAGCCGCGGCGTATCCGCACCGCATCACCCGAATTGTTGGGGCGCGCTCATCATGGCGGCGCACCGGGCCGGTTATCTCAAGCGCGCCGAAGGTTGGCAAAACGCCAAGGCCAAGAAATCGCACGCGTGCAGTTGTCCGATTATCGAAAGGGTCTAACCATGGTACGCACATCAAGCGTGCTGATTATGGCTGGCGGCTTAGGGATGCGTTTGCATCCCCTAACCCTGGATCGACCCAAGCCCATGCTGGAAATCGGCGGCATTCCGATCTTGGAGCGATTGATCGAACAACTGTCATGCCAGGGATTTCGCGATATCACGATTGCGGTGAATTACCGGGCGGACGACATTCAGGACCATTTCGGGGACGGTCGTCCTTGGGGTGTGGCAATCCGTTATGTCATTGAAACGGAAAAGTTGGGAACAGCCGGTGCGCTCAGTCTGATGAAAGACCCCGGCTGGCCGCTCCTGGTCGTGAATGGAGACCTCGTTACCGACCTGAAGTTCGAGAAGCTCGTTGATTACCATTCGACATTGGGGGCGGACGCCACAATGGCCGTACACATGCATGAACAAAACATCCCTTACGGCGTCCTCATTGTCGACGGCTATAGTTTGAGAATTACCGGTCTCGCCGAAAAGCCGACGTTCAAATATTTCATCAACGCGGGCGTTTATGTACTCGCGCCCGCCGTGATGAATTTTCTACAAAGCGTGCCGGTCGATATGACGACGGTGTTTGGGCGTCTCATCAAGGCAAAGCAAAACGTCATCTATTATCCAACAAGCGCGGCCTGGCGCGACATTGGAACGCTGAAAGATTTAGCGCTAGCGCAGGGGGCGGCCCCGCATGGACGACTCTAATCTCTACCACGCAACGCGGCTCGATGATTTGATCGTGTTGGAGTATCGCAAAGCACGGCGGGCATTCTTGGACGGCGATATAGCGCGCGCCGATCAAATTTGGTCATCGTTGCGGCGAAATCATGCCATCGATCTGTATTATGAAGTGGAGCTTCCGCAGCATATAAGGTTTGTTCATCCGCTCGGCTCGGTGCTTGGTCGCGCGACCTATGGCGATTATCTGGTGTGCTATCAGAATTGCGGCGTAGGGGCGACGCTCGACGGCGAAAGGCCGGTTCTCGGCGATGGCGTTGTGCTGTTCCCCGGCGTGAAAGTATTGGGTGCGGCGCGCATCGGTTCCAATGTGTTCATTACCGCCAACACGGTTGTTGAGGGGTGCCATATCCCTGACAATTCAATCGTGAGAGGCGCGCAAATAACCAGCACAACGCGGAGCGTAAAAGACTGTTTTTTCAAAGATTGGCCATGATGGCGCGCGCGCGCTATTCCAAAACGCCGGCGAAATATCGGGATAGCGATAAAGCGAAACGCGCGCCCATCGTGTCACTCAAGGATTTGCTCGCCCTCTGGCGTGAGGATTTGCAGCGCACGAATTACGGGCTGATCGACGACCCGCAACCGCCGCCGCCGTCGTCCGCGCTTGTCGAGCGGATGTGGAAGGCCCGTTAGCCATGGCGATTGTGAAACTTGCGCACGGCGTTCCGCTTCCCGATGCGTCGCTGAGAAGGCGCAATCTCAAATACCCGTGGGCGGAAATGAACGTCGGCGACAGTTTCCTGATGGAGAACGCGACCACGAGAATTGCGCGTGTCCAGGTGTCGGCGGCGAACCATCGCTATGCGCCGCGCCGTTTCACCGCCCGCGCGGAAGGTCAAAAACTGCGGGTGTGGAGGCTGTACTGATGTCGTCGCAACCGTCGCATTGGATCTTCACCCGCGCGAGCGTCGCGCGCATCGTGAGCGAGGTGTTCATGCGCGATGGCGTGGCGCTGGCCGATCTCATCAGTCACGACAAGTCGCAACCCCTGTCGCGCATCCGACAGTCGGTGTGGGTGCGTATCCATGCGTGCGGCCTCGGCGCGCGCACCATCGCCGCGGCGTTCGAACGCGATCTTAAGACTGTGCAAGAGGGCATGCGGTCCCACCAAAGACGCAACAGCAAAGGAGGCACATCGCCATGAGCAAAACCAACTTCTTTGAACTCGACGCATGACAGCGCGGCCCTGGTTCAAATTTTATCCGTCCGATTGGCGCGCAGATCAGGCTCTGCGCCAATGTACGCTCGCGGCGCGGGGCCTTTGGACTGAACTGCTTTGCCTCATGCACGAAGCGACACCGTATGGACACCTGTTGATCAACGGACGGTTGCCTACAAATGCACAGCTTGCAAAGCAAACGGGCATCCCCGCGCGCTCCATCACCGCATCCATGCACGAATTAGAAGCCGCCAAAGTGTTCTCTAGAACGGTGGATGGAGTGGCATTTTCAAGGCACATGATACGCGCTGAGAAAAGAGCGTCCGAAGGCCGTAAGTATGTGAAACTAAAGAAATCACGTCGCGCGGACCTTATAGGTACCCTTGAAGGTCACCTAGAAGGTACCCTTGAAGGTGACCTAGAAGGTGACCTTCGACCCAGAGTCCAGAAAGAAAGAAAGAAAGAAGGTAACTCTAAATCCATCCTCCAAGATGGATTTAGAGTTACCGAAGGAAGAAAGAAAACAGAAAGAGGTTTGCAAAAGAACGTTGATGCTCCGCGCGAGCCGCAGCCATCGAGTGCGTGGCGGCAAGCGGCGTTGAAACATTTCGGACCCGTCCGCTACCGTGCGTGGTTCGAACACGTCAGCGAGCATCGCAGCGGCAATCACCTCACGCTCAGATTCCCAACCAAGTTCCAGACCGACCGTGTGCGTGATCACTACGGTTGCGAAATCGAGAAACTCATTACCTCGGTTGATGAGACGATTGCGACGGTGACATTTGCGCTTGCGGATGTTGAAAGCTTGCCGATAGGCCCGTAAACGAGTTGCGGGCGTCCGTGGGCGCTTAGGTCGTGTGAGCCCCCTGCAACCCCGGCGAGGAGGTGAGTCGGTGGTCCAGCGGGCCGCTAATGCGGTTTAAATGGGACGCGTTTTGCGTGCAGCCCGCTGGTCGTCCGCGTGTAACAGCGAAAACGCCGATCCTCAACAAACCGCTGTGGCATCCATGTTTGTTGTGGCATTCATCAGATAAGCTGTTGCCAGTCTTACGGCTGCTAAGTGAAAACGCCCGCGTGCTTCGCGACTCAAGGATGGGCTGGAAGATGGGTCCGATCGAGACACCTGTGACTAACCTATTGATAACAATAGATCTTATGTCTGAATACGGCGGATATGGGATCCGCCGTGTATCCTATTCCCGCCCCTTCGCCGCGGGCTGATCACACCGCGGAATAGCCTTTCAAACCCCTTGAGAAGCCCGCCAGAAGGCACCATCCCCCTTGGCGCTTGGGGCCCCACCCGCCGGTGCATTCGCGTACCTACCGCTCACACCGCGCCCCATGATTTCCGCGCGTCCGCTTACACCAAACCCTTTATTATTGGGGCTTTCCTGCACGCGCGCACGTTCGCATGGTCCGCGGCGCTCTTGCTTGCTTTCTTTCTTCCTTCCTCGACGTTCTTCTTTTGCAAACCGCTTTCCTCCTTCCGCGCTTACGTTTGCGCGCGGCGACCTGAAAATTTTTCCTGATTTTTTTTCGTGCGCACTTTTCACGCGCGCGGTTTTTTCACAGGGATATTTCACATGGATTTTTCACGGGGGAAGTATCCGCGCGGTTTACGGGGTATCTCTGGAATTGTCGGTTGTCATTTACAGGGGGGCCGTTCCTGTTCCACATTTCACATGGAAATTGCCCATACATTCCGTGGAAAAAGCGCTAGGATTGGTGGTTGGTTTGGCGAAAGGTTCGTGAAAGCGAAGGGTCGCGGCGATGCGGGTCTCACAGGTGCGGACGTTGGCGCAAAGGGTTCAGGCCAAGCTCATTCAGCCATGGCCGTTTGTCGAATGGAATGCCGGCGAGCCGTTCATTGTCCAGGCCGGCGATGAGGCGGCGTTTGTTGCCGCGCTGTCGCCCGATGTTATTCTCAAGCTCTGCGATCTCGCCGAACGCGCGGGCGTCGACGACCTCGACGCGTCGCGGAACAGCCATTCTGAAGACGTGGGCGCGCGCGACGCGCCGGAGTTTATTTTCCCCGACCGGGGCCAGCCATGACCGGCGATGACCAAACTGCTTTGCGCGAACGGATAGCGCGCATCATCGACCGGCCCCCGTGGGAGATCCTGGCGCTTCCAGATCGCATGCCGCGGTGGAACGATCAGATCAGGCGCGCCGTGTCGCTCAAGAAGGCCGATGCGATTCTGCGATTGATGAGAGAGCACAAAGAGCAAGGCGGTGTGCCATGACGCGCAAGTTTGGCGAATGGGGTGCGACCATTTCATTCCAGCGGACCGAAGCCCCTGGCCCGCGCATCGCCAATCCGCGGCGTTGCTGCGGTCTTGGGGCGGATGCGGGGTGCTGCATTTATATAACCGGCGGCTCGGACGGGATGCGGTGCGAGCGCGCGACCGCGATTGGCGAGGGGCTTCGGCGATTGAAGCCGCGTATGAGCGCGCAATGGGAACCGACCGCGCCGTTTCCAAAATGCCAGAAAGAGAACATGCGCGCGCGGGGTAAGCCATGACTCAGAAGGTTATTAAGTGTCTCGGGCGGGCCGATGGGACGCCCTACAGCGGCGCGGGGATGTTCTTGAAATCCTTTGATGCCGAGAAAGGCTTGGGCGCGGGCGTGGTCGCGTGGACGCCGGAGGTCGGCAAGGCGAAGGTGTTTAAGAATGCGATGGACGCCATGAACTTCTACCGCACGCGCTCGCGGGGTGTGCCCGACCGGGACGACGGCAAGCCCAATCGTCCGTTGACCGCGTTCCATGTCGCGATTGAGGACAAGCCGACATGACGCCGCGCAAACTGGACGCGCACGACCTCAATGTGATCGTGGGGCTTCAAGGAGAGATTTACGGTGACACGCTGACGCTTGAGCTAGCGGTGTTTTATTGCAAGCGCTTGGTCAGGATGATGTCGCGTTGTGGGCTCTTGCCCGACGGCTTTCTACTCGTGGAAACACCGCGCGACCGGAAAAGGAAACATGCCAAAGGGGCCAAATCACGCGCCGCGCACGCCCGACGAGATCGATAAAGAGGTCGGGACGCGCATCAAGTTGCGCCGCACCATGCTGCGGATGTCGCAAGACGTTCTGGCGGCGAAGGTCGGCGTTACGTTTCAGCAGATTCAGAAGTATGAGGGCGGCACCAATCGCGTGAGCGCGTCGCGGCTTTATCACATCGCGGTCGAGCTTAGCGTGCCGATGGGGTTTTTTTTCGAGACCTTGCCGCCGACCGTGGCCAGACACGCCGACGACCCGATGCATTCCAACACCGCGCTCGAGGTGTTCCGGTATGTCGACCGGCTGGGCAAGCACGCGGCGGGGGCCTTGATGGAGTTTTTGCGTCACAACGACAAGGCATGAGTCTTGCCCGGCATCATATGGGAAAGGGGCCGAACGATGGACACCGAAATTCTACCGCGACCCGGCGATGGCGCCGACGACAGCGACAGCGCGCGCATGGTCGCCGCCTGGCAAGCATGCGTTCGCCTCAACATCCGGTTTGCCGCGCGGGTGATGTGCCGCGCGCGCTGCCAGGTCTTGCGGGACTATGGGGCCTGCGATTGCTTGGGCGATTCCGGCTGGCGCGACTATGCCGACCTTGCCACCGCCTTGTTTCGCCACACGATGCTGAATTTGAGTCGCGGCGATGAGTGAGATTGTCAAAATTCAGCGCCCCATGACCGCCGACCGCGAGATGCCGTGGCTGGTATTCAGCGAGGACCGCCGTATTTTGCTGTTGGTGCCGCAAGAAAACTTTTCGGAGCGGGTGCGCAAGGCCGTCAATCTTGCGGGCCGCGGCTATTTTCGCGCGACCGTGATGGATGGAAAGATTGTGAGCGACCGAAACGGAATCCTGAAGATCAATACGCGGTTGGAAGGGGACTTTTTGTGGTGAGCGGAAACTGAAGCCGATGAGATGGACCGATGAGGAGAAAGAAATCCTCAAGCGCATGTACCCGAACCATACGCGCACGAACATCCGCGCCGCCTTGGGGATGCGGGCGTGGAACACGATTTGCGCGAAGGCCATGGAGTTTGGGCTGAGGCGGCGTTTCAAGACCCGCGTTGATGGCATACAGTCGCGCCATCCCCTGCTGCGGGCCTTGCGGCGTTATCGCATTCAGAAAAAGATCACGCGGCGCGATTTGGCGGCGCGGCTTGGCTATAACGAGACCACGCTCGCCAATTGGGAAAGCGGACGCCATACGCCCGCGTTCAACTGTCTCATTGATTGGGCCGATGGACTTGGCCTGGCGCTGACGTTCCAGGTGAAGGACGAACCCGCGGCGAAGCCGTGGCGCTCGCGCTATGAGATGAAGGTGCCGCCCCCGGCTGATCTTCGCTATGAGGATTTCGACGCGCGCGATGTTGCGCGCTGGCGACAGCCGCGGAACGACCGTAGGACGGGATAAAATAGAGAATGCAAGCGGACAACCATGCCAAGCGCACCGACTGCAGAACACGAGACCGGCAAATGGCAATGACTAAGACCGAAGCCGCGCGGCTTGTCGCGATCGGGCGCCTCCACGAGACGTTTGCCCATGACACCTTGGGAAGTTTCGACATTACGACCTTGCGCGGGCTTGTCAAACGCCTTGACCGCAAGCGGCGGATTAAAACCTTGCGGTGCCGCTTCGATGCGGTGCGGGTGGTCGAAGGGATAAACGCCGACCCGATGGAATATCTCTTAAGTCAACGCGAGGTCGATTTTGCGCGCGCCGCCCTGTTGACCGACCGTCAACTGGCTGACCCGTTGATTTACCTACTGTGTCCACCGGGCTCAAACGGCCCGCAGGAAACCCATTTGCTGGTTGACGGGATTCATCGCTTATATGAGCGTAAGCGGCGCGGCTATGTGGACTTTGCGTTTTATTTGATCCCGCTGGCGTATGCGCCGCGCATTGACCGCTCGCAATTCTTTGCCGAGTTGCTGTGGGGCGAAAAGGATTTGATACCAGGGCGCGGGCTTGTGCCGAGAAAGGTCAAAACATGACTCGCCTTCGCGAAGGCTTGCCGCCGCTCCCCGACCGCATGAAATCCCTGCCCCTCGATGCGCGCGGTTATCCGGTGCCGTGGTTTGTCGCGTTCATCGATGGTGTGGCGGATTTTCGGGTGATACGCGAGAACGGCATCGCGCACGCCTATAATAAAAAGTTGTGCTGGATATGCGGCCATGTGCGCGGGGCCATCGGCGCGTTTGTCATCGGCCCGATGTGCGCGGTCAATCGCGTGAGTGCCGAACCGCCCGCGCATCTTGAGTGTGCCATGTACGCCGCCAAGGCGTGCCCGTTCTTGACGCTGCCGAAAGCTCACCGTCGCGAGGCGGGGATACCCGCCGACGCGAAAGACCCCGCGGGCGTGATGATCGCGCGCAATCCCGGTGTCGCGTTGGTATGGACCTCGCGCACGTGGAAGCCGTTCAAGATTGATAGCACGGGCGCCGCGGGGGCCGGAGTCCTGTTCGACATCGGCGAACCTATCGAGGCGCGCTGGTACGCCGAAGGGCGGCGCGCGACCCGTGCCGAGGTGATGGCGAGCTTGGAAAGCGGTTTGCCGTTGTTGCAACGGGAAGCGGCCAAAGAGGCGGGCGGCTCCGCCGCTTTGACGCACCAATTGAGGAAAGCTTTACAGGTCGTGCCGAAAGAGTGACCGCAATTTTCAACAGACGGGGAATCTAATGACCAAGCGAATGTTTTCGCTCACGTTCGAGTGCCTCGAGGAACACGTCGGCGGCATGGTCGCCGACAACCAGGGCCGCGCGCGATTGGTCAATATAAAAGAGATCAAGGTGAGGGGAAGCGGCCCGCGTGCGAAACACACGGTGGTCGAAAAGTCAGGCTCCGAGCTTCAAACCGCCTCGGCGGTCATTGACGCCCTCGGCGGCACTGGCGCGGTCGCCAAGGTGTTGGAAACGTCGCCCGCGGCGGTCTCCAACTGGCGCGCGGCGAATAGGTTTCCGGCCCGCTCCTATCTCACCCTGATGGAGGCCTTGAAGAGAAAGGACTATACCGCGCCCGACCTGCTGTGGACGATGCGCAAGAAGGCGTAACAAGAAGGCGTAATAAGAAGGTGTAAAAAGGGATACATCGGCTTGGCCTAAAAATCCCCTACCGATTTTTTGACCCGGTGCGGTTTGAAATTGCACCGGGTTTTTTTTCGCCTTAAACGCGGACATGGACACCGACGCACTCAGGCGCGCGCTGATTCCTCCCGATCCCAACCGCAGCATGGTCGCGCCGTCGCAATGGTGGGTCGAGCAACTCCTCGTCCAGACAACCTTGTTGACCTTTATTCTCGATGAATTGCGCGCCAACGCCGCGAACCGGATCGCCGCGCTTGACGCGCAGCGCGTTCCGGCGCGTCCGGTTTTGACCACCGCCAAGAACGGAGAGGCCAAGCATGGCGCGTAGTTATCGCGAGCATTCCACGGTGCGCTGATGGCGCGACGCCCGCGCAAGATGCCACTGCATAGCCGCACGCCGACCATGCACCGGGCCAGCCATCACCGCCGCAAGATCAGCCGCACGCGAAAAGAGGCAATGCGAAAAAAGATTAGCATGGAAAAAAAGCGCTTACGCCTTGATCCGTCACGCGAACCGCGGCCCGAGCGGCTGACGGAGATTGCCGCCCGTCTGGAACAAAGCGTTTCACGGGCAACGCCGGAGGACATCGCCGAACTCAAGGCACACATCGTCCTGGCGGTATCCGAGGGCATCAGCCTGTCGCTGGCCGCCCGCGCGATGGCTGTCCCGTTCAAGACCTTGCGCGCATGGCAAGACCAAGACCAAAGCTTTGTCGATGACTTAGGCGACGCTTTCCACGCCGCAACCGGACTTCTCGAAGGCGCCGCGTTCACCCGCGCGCTGAACGGGTCCGATGACCTGGTGAAATTCCTCCTCACGCACCGCGACCCGGCGCGCTACAGCGGACGGGCGACCGGGACACTGAGCGCGCCGGCAAGCGAAGTCATCGCCATGTTGCAGCACGTCGGCCAGGTGGTTGACGCCAAGCGCGCTCTCTCCGACCCCCAAGACTATGCGGTGATTGACGCCGATTATGTGCCGTCGATCGACAATGCGCGGGTCGAGGGGGCGGACCGTGAGTCCTAACGCCACATCATCCCCACCAATCGCCCGCAAGACCAAGACCGCCGCCGCGGGCGATCTCCTGGCCTATCTGCACGACAACCCCGAGGATTTCCCGTCCCTCGCCTTTGAACACGGGCCCGACGGCAATGCGATTGTCTTGGAACGCTTCCAGCATGACGCGCTGGTTGCCCTGAAAACCGAGCTTCGCATCGCCATCCGTTCCGGCAACGGTGTCGGCAAGACCGGCTTCCTGGCGATTGTAATTCTCTGGTTCATGCTCACCCATTACCCGTGCAAAATCCCGGTGACGGCCAATAGCCAGAGCCAGTTGTTTGACGTGCTGTGGTCGGAGCTCGCGACCTGGCACCGTTGTTTGAAGCCGGAGTTTCGTCGTCTCATTATAATAAAGTCCGACCGCGCCGAGCTTGTCGCCGACCCGAAAAACTCATTCGCGGTCGCGCGCACCGCGCGGCGCGAGCAACCCGAAGCGCTGCAAGGGTTCCACGCCAAAAACATCCTGTTTGTGATCGACGAGGCGTCCGGCGTGGACGACCTTGTCTTTGAAGTTGCGCAAGGTTCGATGAGCACCCCCGGCGCGATTACGATCATGACCGGCAACCCGACCCGCGCGCGCGGGTATTTTTTTGACGCGTTCCACGGGCAGCGCGAGCGCTGGCGCTTGTTCCATGTGCCGTGTGCCGCCAGCCGTCGCGTGGCACCCCAGTATGCCCAAGAGGTCGCCGACCGCTTCGGCATCGATTCCAACATTTACCGCGTGCGCGTGCTTGGCGAGTTTCCGACCTCCGATGAGGACGTGCTGATTCCGCGGCACTTGCTGGAGGCGGCGACCCGACGCGACGTGATGCCGACCGGCCCGGAGATATGGGGCGTGGATGTGGCGCGCTTCGGCGATGATCGCTCGACCCTGTGCAAGCGCCGCGGCAATACCATTACCGAGAAGGTGAAATGGTGGCGCAACAAGGATGCCACACAACTCGCCGGCATCATCAACGGCGAATATATTCTGGCGAAAAGCAAGCCTGCGGAAATCTGTGTCGATACCATCGGCGTCGGCGCGGGCGTGTACGACTATCTCCGCAACGAGTACGAATTGCCCGTGCGGGGTGTCAATGTCGCCGAGCGGCCCGCGATTGAGGACAAGAAGTTTGACCGCTTGCGCGATGAGCTTTGGTTCAAGATGAAATCCTGGTTCGACGGGCTCGACGTGCACATTCCCGACGACGGCGACCTGATGGATGAGATTGCGGGCATCCGCTACGACTTTTCGCGCACGACCATGCGCTTGAAAATCGAGTCCAAGGATTCCATGCGCGCCCGCGGCGACCGCTCGCCGGATTTGGCGGAAGCGCTGTTGATGACCTTCGCCAGCAACATGAAAAGCACGGCGACCGGTGCCGGCAAAAAGCAAACCTTCAATTCGCGCGGCGCATTCCAGATCGACACAAGGGGGGTGGTGTAAATCATGCTGGACATGCCGCAAATAAATCCGGGGCAAGCGTTGGTGCCAAAACCGACCAACATGCCCAAGCGGCTTTCGCAAAGCGACGTCGTCGCGATTGTCGAGGGCGAAATTGCATCCGCGGTCGGCTATACCGCCGACAAGGTGGTGACGCAGCAAACCAACGCCTTGCGCCGCTACTTCGGCGAGCCCTACGGCAACGAGGTCGATGGACGCTCATCGGTCATCGACCGCACCGTGATGGATACCGTCGAGCAAGCCATCCCGTCCTTGATGCGGATATTCGCCAGTGTCGAGAAACTCGCCCGCTATGAACCGGTGATGCCGTCGCTCAATCAAATCGGCAACCCCCAAGCGTTTCAGCAAATGGTCCGTTCGCGTTCCGACCAAGCCGACCAAGCCACCGACTATTGCAACTGGCTTTTCTTCGAGGAAAACAACGGCTTCATTATCCTTCACGACTGGATCAAAGACGCGCTGTTGCAAAAACTCGGCATCGTCAAGATGTGGTGGGACACGTCGCAAGAGGTCCGTTACGAATCGTTTCAGGGACTCAATCCGCTTCAAATCACCAAGCTCGTAAAGGTCGACCTTCCCGGCGCGGACATTGTCGAGCAACGCCAAACCGGCGAGCAACCCGACCAAATGACCGGCATGGTGATGCCGGTGTTCGACATCAAGATAAAACTCACGCGCCGGGTCGGGCGCATTTCCATTGTCGGCGTGCCGCCCGAGGAATTCATGGTGTCGCGCGGATGCCGCGACATCAACGACCGCATGACGACGTTCGCGTGCCACCATTCTTTGATGAGCCGTTCTGACCTCATCAATATGGGGCTTGATGCGGCGACGGTTCAGGACTTGCCCGCGGGGTCTTTCCGGCTGAGTATGCAGGACACTGCGCAACGCGCGCGCTTCAATGACGAGACTACCTATTCCAACGCGATTCAAAATCGCTCGGGGCAAAACGCGCTCATCGAGACCTTCGATTGCTTTATCCGCGTAGATGAGGACGGCGACGGCATCGCCGAGTTGCGCCGCATCTTCTACGCGGGCCACAAAATCCTCATTGATACCGAGTTTGCGCGCTCGCCGTTCTACGGGCTGTGTCCCATCCGCGTGCCGCACAAGCTGTTCGGCTTGAGTTATGCCGACATGACCATGGATTTGCAGGAATGGAAAACCGCGCTCGTGCGCGGCATCAATGACAACGTCTATGGCTCGAATGCGCCGGAACTCGCCATCGGTCCCGGCGTCAACGTTGAGGATGTGCTGTTGCGCAAGCCGCGCGGCGTCATCCGCGCCGACGACGTGAATCAAATCAAGCCGATTGTGATCCCGTTTACCGCGGGCGAATGCTTCCCGGTCCTGTCCTATATCGATGAATGCGCGCGCCGCCGCACCGGCATCAACTCCGACATGGCCGCGCTCGATCCTGAAACCTTGAAGCGCGTCACCGCGACCGGGGTTTCCGAGATGATGACCATGGCGCGCTCGCGCCCTGAATTGGTCGCGCGCGTGTTTGCCGAAACCGGCATCAAGCAACTCTTTAGCGACATGCTTTCGCTGATTCGCGAAAATCAGGATTACACCCGCATCATTAAACTCCGCGGCGGCTATGTCGCCATGGACCCGCGCGACTGGGATACTGATATGACGTGCGTGTGCCGGGTCGGCATGGGCTACAACTCCGACCAAGATTTGATGGGTGCCTTGAATACGGTCCTGGCGCTGCAAGAAAAAATCATCATGGCGGGCGGTGGGCAAGGGTCGGTGTCGCCGCAGAATATCTACAACACGATTTCCAAGTTATTGCCGTTGCAGGGGCTTCCCGACATCACGCCGTATTTCAACGTGCCGAGCGGCCAAAGTCCGCCGCCGCCGCCCGATCCCCGCGTGCAACTCGAACAGCAGAAGGCCGCGAGTTCGCAGCAGATCGAACAGCAGAAAGCCGCCAACGAGCAACAGCGCTCGCAACATCAGATGGTCATGGATATGCAGGCGCAACAGGCCGAATTGCGCCGCGAGCAACAGGAATTTTTCCTGAACGTGCAAAAGACACAGCACGATATGGCCGCCCAAACCGCGCAAATGGCGGCGAAGTTCGCGCTGATGGAAAAACAATCCGAACTGAAAGAGCGTGAAATGCTCTTGCGGATCGATGCGGAGTCGAACCGCGCGGGCGGTCCGCGGACCTCGAAACGAATTGCGCAATTATTGGAGAACGCCGGGAAGCCGCGCAAGCTCGTGAAAGACGAGCACGGCGATATCATCGGTTCGGTCGTGGATAACGGATGAGTGAACGCTATTATCTCGCGCCGATTTGTGGCGACGGATCGACGGCTGAGACATCGTTTCGGGCGATGCTTCCCGATGCCCCGTATCACCACCATGTATCTTACATTCCGAACAAAGCCGACGGGTCGCCGCAAAAAACCTGGTGCCTTGTCGTCATCGATGCGGACAAGCACGTGCCGTTTATCTCGGACCATGCCTTAGCGTTCTTGCCGGATATTGACCTGGATGAGGAAATCGGCGGCCACCTCGCACGGGTGCGGCGTGCGCTGGCAAGGTTTGATATCGATCATTCCGGGATTACCGGCGGCACGACATTGGCCGAACTTGTCGCGTTCATCATGGTGGCGGCGGGAACGTCCGTAACCGCGGGCGTGTCATGACCCACACCATCGATACCTTCAGCGAGGCGAGCGTCCCGGTCAATTTGGAGAGTCATACGCCAAACGCGGGCGGTCCGTGGACGCGGAGTAGCGGCACGGCGGGACACCTGGCCGTCACAACGAGCGGTCAACTCAATCTTGTCGGGTCCGCATCGGATGGATTGTGGTCCGTGCCGACCGGGGCCGCTGATTGTTATGCGCAGATTACGGTCAGCGGTTCCTATGCCTACACGTCACTGCATGTCATCCGGGCGACCGATGTTAATAATTTCATCGGGATGGATGCGCAAACGGCCACCACCCTGAAACTTTACAAAAAGGTTGCCGGGGCCTTTACGCAACTCACCAACGTTACCGGAATCGTTTTTGCTACCAATGACATATTGAAAGTGACGGCGAGCGGGAATGCGCTGTCGATGTTCCAGAACGCAACGCAACGCGGTACGATCGCGACCGACAGTTTCAACAACACTGCGACCTTGTGCGGATTATCGCCGCATACGGATGGTCCGCTTGTTTGGTGCACCAAGTTTGAAAGCGACGCGAATGTCGTCGCAACCGGGCGGCCCGTGAAATTGGCCGGCGAATACGGCGGCTTTGCCGGTGTCGGCGGAGGATTCGCCGGATGAGTTATGTCGGGGATTTTCGGCTCGGCGATACCTTCGACGTGAAATTCACGACCCGTCAAATCTCCGGCGCGCCGTTCACACTCGCCGGGTCACCGGTCATTTGCGCCTATGTCGGCAATGGCGTGACCGAACTTACGGCGGGGATAACACTTTCTGTGGATTTCGACGCGCGCACCGGGCTGAATCATGTGCGGGTCGTGGCAACAAACGCAAACGGATACACGACCGCGTCGGACTATCAACTGGTGATTACGGCGGGCTCGGTCAATAGCGTTTCCGTTGTCGGCGAAGTGATCGCGGAATTCAGCATCGAGCATCGCTCCGCGCTCATGCCGACCACCGCCGCCCGCACCGCCGCCGTCGATGCCAGCGGCTTGATTGATGCCAATGCGGTCAAGGTCGGGCCGACCGGGGCAGGAACCGCGCAAACCGCGAAGGACTTGGGCGCGAGTGCGACTCAGACCGGTGATAGCTATGGCCGCATCGGTGCGCCTGCCGGGATTTCGGTAAGCGCCGATGTCGCGGCGATTAAGACCGATACCGTCGCTATTAAAAGTAAAACCGACAATTTGCCGTCCGATCCCGCCAGCGCGGGCACAATCACAGCGGCGTTTAATGCGGTACCGGCGGCGGTATGGGCGCTCGTCATCGACGGCACAAATTCCGCCATTAGGCTGATGCGCGGCCTTGCCGCGACCATGCTCGGCAAGGCGTCGGGGCTGGACGCCAATGCGCCGAAGTATCGCAACCTCGCCGACACCAAGGATGTGGTCTCCGCAACAACGGATGTGAACGGCAACCGCGCCACCGTCACGTTGGATTTGACATGAGATGTTCGGACAAACCTATTTCGGCAAAGCTTATTTTGGTCTCGCGTTCTGGGGCAAGGGCGCGGATGTCGCGACCCCTATTCCGGTTCCGCCGACCGTTGGCGGCGGCACCATCGGGCGTCCGGTGCGCCGCGAATACATGGAGGCGTTTTTCCGATGGCGGCGCAAGCATCGCGAGATTGCGCCGCTTCTCTCCGAGCAGGCGGTTTCTCAACTCAAGCGAACCGAGACCGTCTCGCAATTCCACGCGCTGTTGCAAATGCAACTTGAGACGTTGCGCCAATCCCTGGCGCACACACCGCAGCGCGGACTTGGCAAACCCAAGCTTGGCGAGTCCATCGACCGGCTTTTGGCGCTTGTCGATGCCGAACTTAACCGCGTTACGCTCTTGCGCGAGCATGAGGAAACCGCGGCGTTGGAAGCCATGCATGCCGCCGCCATCGCGCGCGAGCGGGAAAACGCACGTCGCCTTGAGGTCGAGGCAAAACGTAAGTGGCGCAACCGGCTGGCCGCGCTTGTTTTATTGTCCTGATGGGAGGCGAATATGATTCACTTGCTCATCTTGCTGGCGGTTGCGGTTATCGTCATTGGCGTTGTCTATTACCTCATCCAGCAAATCCCATTGCCGCCCCCGGCGCAAAAGTTCGCGAGCATCGCGCTTGTGATCGTGTGCGCCATCATCGTGATTTGGCTGTTGATGAGCCTCGGCAACGTGAGCATGGGAAGCTTGCCCCATGGATGAGTCGCACTACAAGAATGTGATTCGCATTGCCGACCAGGTGAACGAGACGGTCGGCAATGAGAGTATCCGCAACGCCTTTGACCATCTTGAGAAGGTCTATACCGAGGCGTTGCTCGCCACACCGCCGCACAAGCGGCACGACGAGACGCGCTACCGCTGGCAAACCGCAATCTTGGTTTTGCGCGATGTGCGCCGACAACTTCAAAGCGTTATCGATAACGGCAAGATTGCCGCCGACCGTTTGCAGTCTCTTGACACGTTCAAGAAAAGAGAGGCGTTATGGTAGCCGAACCAAACACGGCCCCCGAAGCGACACCGGCAACGCCGGAAGCCCCACGGGTTCCGTCGGGTTTGAACGAAATCCAGTCTCGTGAAAACGAGGCCGTTGCAGCGCTCCGACGTTTACGGGCGGCAGCACCGCAAAACGGTGCCGCTAATCCCGAACCGGAACGGGCAACACCGCCGCCGAAAGTTTCCCCGCAAGGTACGCCGCCCGTCGCCAAAAGCGAGGGGCCCGCACCGGAGGCGAAACCACCGACCGGCGATGACGCCGCAAACTTTATCGAAATTGACCCCGCGGCAAGGGTGCGGGTCAAAGCTTCGGGAGAGTTTCGCGACGTATCTTTTCAAGACCTTCGCGACTCATTCGCGTCTCAGGCGGAATTATCCCGGCTCGCCAATGTCTTGGTTTCCAAGAATAAGGAAATCGACGGCAGACGCGCCGAATATGACGCCGCGCTCGGCAAGGTCCAGCAACTCATGGACCGCTTGCGGGGTGCGCCGCCAGCGCCCGAGTTGCTGAATCAAGACCCGGCAGAGTACATCCGCCAAAAGGAAATGTACGAACAGCGGGTGAATGCGCTGAACACGCTGGATGGCGAAAAGTCGAAAATCTCGGCGGAAAAGACCGCCGAACAGACCGCCGCCTTTCAAGCCTATGCGCAGGGCGAGTACGCGAAAATTCTTGAGAAGCTCCCGACCTTTGAAAACGACAAGGGCAAGATCCTTGACTATTGCCTCAGTCTCGGTGCGGGCGAGGATCAGATACGCGGCGTCCATCCGCACTGGCTTTACGTCATGGCCCATAAAGCAATGAGTTATGACGCACTTGAGGCGCAACGGCCCGCGGTGACGGCACGATTGAGGGAAGCGCCGCCGATGACACGACCCGGCGCATCAAATCCCCAAGACGGCAACCGCGACTATAACGAGTTGCTTGCGAGATTTAACGACCCACGAACGAAGCCCTCGGAGCGGGAACGTTTGGTTGTGCAAATGAAGCGCGCACGCGCATCCCAACAACCGAGCCGGTGACTCTTGCGAGGGACTCCGGCTTTAACCCGGAGTGAAACGTTATGGCACCCCCGACTGGAACATTTCAAACCTACAGCGCGACCACCAATCGCGAGGATTTGCAGGACTGGATTGCGAATATCTCACCGACCGACCGCCCGTTTACGTCCAAAGTCGGTGAATCCGAGGCAACCAACGTTTTGCATGAATGGAGCACCGATTCACTCGCCGCCCCTTCGACCTCGAATGCGCAGATTGAAGGCGACGACCTTGCGGGCTCGACCTCGGTCGCGCCGACCCGCCAGAAAAACTATTGCCAGATTTCGACCAAGGACGTGACCGTCGCGCGCTCACAGCGCAAATCCAACCTCGCCGGAACTCAGGATTTTTACGACTATCAGGTGGTCAAAAAGGGCCGCGAAATCCTGCGCGATATGGAGGCGATTGTGACGCAAAACCAGGGTTACAACCCTGGTGCGGCGTCGGTTGCGCGGCGGCTTCGCTCGCTTGAGAGTTGGCTAAGCACAAATACGTCGCAAAATTCCGTCTCGGGAACTGGCGCGGGTGCGCCGGTCGGTGGCTCATCGGTTGGTTTTGGGGCATCCGCGGCATCGGTGCCGCGCACCGATGCCACCGCTCTGCGTCCACTTACGGAAGCTTATCTCAAGGCAACGATGCAGTTGTGTTTTACGCAAGGTGGCAACCCGTCGCTCTTATTTGTCGGGCCGTTCAATAAAACCGTGGTGTCCGGTTTCGCCGGTCGTGCCAGCACACGCGAAATTGTCGACAAGAACACCATTCAGGGGGCGGCATCGATGTATGCCAGCGATTTCGGCGATTTAACGGTTGTGCCGAATCGTTTCCAGCGCGAGCGCTCGGCGTTCTTGATTGATCCCGAATATGTCGGCGTGTCCTATTTCGATCGGATGCATGAGGAAGAAATCGCCAAGACCGGCGATTCCGACAAAACCATGATTGTTGTCGAATATACCTTGGAGATGAAGAACGAAGCCGCGCACGGCGGCATCTTCGACATTGCGACCTCTTAACCTTGGCTCGGTTCCGGACGGCGCAAACACGCCGTCCGGTTTTTGAAAGGCGCGCCGGATGGCTGAAAAGTTTTCGCTCACGACCGACCGACCTGGTTATTTTCAAACGTTCAAAAGCGAGCGCCATTTGACCGGCGATTATGTTGTTGAGACATTGCAGAATTGCGAGCCGATTGTGGAAGCGGCGCGCGTTCTCTCCGACATGAACCCCGGCAAAGAGTTTCGGCACGTCGGATTTATCCCCGACATTTTCATGGACGATATCTTGCGGCGCGCGCGTGTGCGTGCGCGCCAGCACAACGGGCGCATCGACGGCGCACAATTGCAGGACGAAATCAAAGCGCTGTGCCGCGCTTTTCTCAACAATCCGGACAATGCGCGCTTTCGGACCTGGCCCGGGAAACTGTGATGAACAAAGACGCCCCCGCCTATTACAACAATTTGGACGTTGGGCCGGATTATGCCGAGCCGCATGTCTTGATTGCGCTTCCGACCCGCGGCGATGTGTGCATGGAAACAACTGCGTCGCTCTATAACATGGCGCGTCATACCAAACTCAAAACCATCATTTACCCGAGCGAAGGATTTACGGTTGCGGAAAACCGCACGCGCTGCGTTGCCGTCGCTATGAAAGACAAGATGACCCACATTCTTTGGGTCGATTCCGATATGGGCTTTCCGGGGTGGTCCTTGGATGCGCTGATGGAATGGAAGGTGCCGGTGATTGGCGCAAATTATCCGCGCAAGACCGTGCCGCCGACGCCGACCGCTTATGCTGATACCGACGATTATACCGGGCCGCTTTACAGTGAAATCGGCGCGACCGGCATTGAGCAAGTCAAACACATTGGTTTCGGCTTGTGTCTCACGCACATGGCGGTGTTCGACAAGCTCATGCAAATACGCGAGGGCGACAACCCGCCCTTTTTCCATCAAGAGCCCATGAAGGGCGGCAATCGGTGGTGTACCGAGGACGTTTATTTTGCCCATCGGTGTTTCAAGGCGGGCGTGCCGATCTACGTTGACCATGACGTTTCCAACGCGGTGATTCACGTCGGCAAAATCCATTACGACAATCGATGGACGATTGCGGGCCGCAATATCCAGTTGCAGCGGGGCCGCGGCGAAAATCCCGGTTTCGGCAAAGAGGACTTCCGGCGACCGGACGGCAGTTATCCGGACTTGAGCCCCGCCAATACCGCGAATGGTGATACGGTGATTCCGACATGAGCAAAGTTGCCATCATCGGACGGTGCGACAATACGCGCGATGATGCGCCATGGTTCGACCCGACATGGGAAAAATGGGGCTTGGCGTGGGACGCGGCGTTTATGGGCGACCTCTACTTTGAAACCCACGTGCCCGCGACGTGGCACGACAACATGCTGGCCCCGTCGCCGCTCGTAACTTACACCGATTGGCTTAAGACGTTTCCAACCGAGCGGCCCGACGATCAACTTGTGTTGCTCGACCATTATTTCCCCGGCGTCATGCGCTACCCAATGGAATCGGTGCGCGCCGATTGGCTGTTGTGCCGACCGGGCACGCATGAGCCATATCTGGAAAGCTCGATTGCCTACATGCTCGCGATGGCGAAGGTGCTCGGCAAGCGCCGGGTTGCGGTGTTCGGCATCGATATGACATCGGAGGATGAATACACCTATCAACGCCCCAATCTTGCCTATCTTGTCGGCGCGCTCCGGTATGCGGGCGTGCGCGTCAATGTGCCAAAGGGCTCGGCGATGTGGGAACTCATCGACTTAGACCAAGTCTTCCCCGACTATATGGACCCGGACGCGCCGCGCCATTATCTCGAATATTGCTTAGGACGCGACCGCGCGCGCGGGATGATGCCGAAAAAATATCGCGCCGACCTGATGACCTCGGCGTTTGTCGACCCGCCGATGTACGGGTTTCACGAAATGAAGGAAGTCGTCATCGACGGCAAGCGCGTGTTTCTGGACAAGAGCGGCGACCCGTTGCCGCGCTTTGCCGAAACCGGCAATGAGATGAAAGGGTTTCTTGCGAGGACTTAAGCGATGCCCGCATTCAACGGCAAGGCCGACTTGCGCAGCGCCATTCGCCAATACCAAGAATGGGACGCCGGTATGTCTGACGCCCAAATCGATCTTTCGATTGCGCTATGCGAAGAAATGATCAACGGCGATTTGATGCAACCGCCCGCGAGCGGATCGCAAGGCGGCGTCAATCGTATGCTCACGATGGTCGGCGGTCTTTTCACGGCGGGTTCGCGCACGGTGTCGTTGCCGCCCGACTTTCTTGGCGTCAAATCGTTTCGTTACACGACCGCCGCCGGGGATGAGGCAACGGTGAACTATTTCGCGCCCGACGGGCTCTTTAGCGGTTACGGTGGGGCTGCAACCGGCGCTCCCGCGGGATACACGGTCGTCAACGATCAAATCCTTTTAGGGCCGACGCCCGACAGTCAATATTCCTATACCTTGATTTATTTTGCGGCGGTGCCGCCGCTGATCACCGATACCGACACCAATTGGGTCCTGGCTAAATTTCCGACCGCCTATCTGTTTGGGTCGCTGATGCAAAACTCCGTGTATTTGATGGACGATGCCCGCGTGCAAGGCGTCATCGCGCCGGGCTATAACCTGGCTTTACAGCGCATGAGATTGGACAGCAACCGCGCGGCGTTTCCCTCCAGCAATCTCGCCATATCCATCCAGGGCGCGACCCCGTGAAAGGTATTGGGCAAAGCATCGTTGCGCCAACCAATGCGCCCGGATGGGTTGGAACGCTGACGCAAGCCATCCAACGTTATGTTGATCAGAAGTTTTCCGGCCCGGTACAGATGGGCAGATATGCGGCATCTGATTTGCCGGATGCATCGCGTTTCTATGGCTGCAACATCTTTGTTCATGACGACGCGAGCGGCGGTGCGTCGATGCAGTTTTCAAATGGCACATCGTGGCAGGTTGTGACAAGTGGCGGCGGCGGTGCGTATTTGCCGCTATCGGGCGGCACGCTGACGGGCCCGCTCATTCTCAATGCCGATCCGACGCAGCCGCTGGGTGCGGCGACGAAGCAAGAGGTGGATGGCGTTAATGCTGCGCTGACGACGGAGACCACCAACCGCACCAACGCGGATACGACGCTGACGAATAACAAGGTCGCGAAGAGCGGCGACACCATGACGGGTTCTCTCAGCGTTACACCTAACCTCGCTGTGGGAACCGCTGTGCCATCTGGGATGCTGGCTGGAAGCATGATTGCCAGTCAGGACGCTACGGTTGGCGCGACGTATTATCACAACGCATATTACAGCGGCGGATTCAAAGCGGTTGTTGCGGGTTATTCCGGTTATATGTCGCTGGATAAAGCAGGCGGCTCATGGACGCTGGCGCTCGGCAGCAATGTTGCGGCAGGTGCTACTCCGACAATGACGACGGCACTGTCTATTGCCGCGAATGGAGCATCGACGTTTAACGGTGCGATGACGGTCAACAACAACGTAACGATTGCGGGGGGAAATCTCACTTTCACAGGTGGTGGAAATGTGATTGGTACTGCGACTAGTTATCTTCTTCTACAACCTGCGGGCGGAGCGGGTATGTATTTCCGTTCAAGCGGCGGCGCGTTCATCAACATTCAGGATACGACGACAGACGCCGTCAACATTGCGAGCGGCGGTGGTCCTACGAATTTTGGCGGCAACGTAAAGGTAAATAGCGGGCGTCTAGCTTCGGTACACAGCGCGGACTGGGCGTCCGTTACATGTTATCAGACGGCTGTCGGCACGGCAGCAGGCATGTTCGTCGGCGAAGCCGGTCAAATGCGTTTCGGCCCAACGGATGCCAATGGCTATCCCTCTTCAACTTGGGCTTCTCTGAACGCTACGCAGTTCTATGTCCCATCCGGTTCGGGTGTGTATGCCAACGGCGATGCTAGTTTTGGCATTAATTTCTTAAGCCCTAATTATCGGATGCAGTTCGACGCGAATGCGTACATTTTTCATCAGCGCAGCACGGGACAATACGGCTGGCAGTCTACGGCTGGCACGTCGATGATATTCGACACGTCCATGGGCTGCACGTTTGGGCAGAACATAGCGTGCCAACAAGGTTATAAGCCGGGTGGCGGTTCGTGGGCGGCATCGTCCGACATCCGCATCAAGGATGTGACGGGGAATTATACGGCGGGGCTGGATGAACTCCTGCAAGTGACGCCGCGCACGTTCAAGTACCTCGGCAACGACACGCCCACATCCGACCTGTACAAAGACCCGACCAAACCCGAAACGTCTCCGGGCGACCCTAAAGACGCAGGCGTAATTCTTGCCGCTCCCTACAGCACCAGTCCGCATTATCAGGTGGCGACAGAGGGTAAGGAGTTTATCGGGTTTATCGCGCAGGAATTGGAAGACGTATTTCCTGAAATGGTGACGCAGAAGGCGGCCTTCATTGACGGCGAGTCTGTGTTGGACGTGCGCGATATCGATACTGGGCCGCTGATCTATGCGCTTGTGAACGCGACCAAGACGCTGTCGGCGAAACTGGATGATGCTCTGGCGCGCATTGAAGCATTGGAGATGGCGCGATGAACGACGCTCCGGCGATGAAACCCGAGCATTGGCGACATTATGCGGCGGGTCATATCAACGCGGCGCGTGCGGCGGTGGAGGTTGTGCAAGGCGTCATGAATGAGCCGATCATTGTTGCCCCGCCCGCGGTAATGGAGGTTTTTGCGCGTTGTATCGATGATCTTGGCCGATTGGAGCGCTGGTTTATCCATCCCTTAAACGCGACAATTGAGGGTTCGTAAAATGACCGATACTAGTTCCGTCATCATGCTCGCCCGGCTGCAATCGACCGGCAGCAACAACAATATCTGGGGCGGCTATTTGGTCGATAACCAGAACATTACGGAAAAACAGGCGCAGGGTTACGAGGTGATTGCGCTGACCGGTGATCAGACCCTTTCATTTACCAGCTATTCCACAACCAATATCGGCCAAAGCCGTACCGTCAAATTCACCGGCTCGCTTACCTCCGGCGCGACCGTTACCTATCCGGCGCTGAAAGCGCAACGCACGTTCATCAATGCCGCCGGTGCGCCAGTGACCGTCAAATGCGCTGCGGGCGTGGGTGTCGCGATTCCGAACGGTTACGCCGCCGACCTTTATTGCGACGGTGTCGACTATTATGAGCGCGCCGCGCAGCACATCAACGGCGATATGACGGTTGCGGGGCAAATTCATGGTCTGGCAGCCGGCACGGCGTTGACCGATGCCGTGAATCGGCAACAGATGGAAGCCGCTATCACGGGTGCTGGAAATTTTGTCGATGCGCCATCGGACGGCAATTATTACACGCGCAATAATATGGCTTGGCAAGCCATGACCTACACCGTGCTGCCGGGCAAACCCGCAACGTTTACGCCGAGCCCGCACATCCATAGTATTTCAGACGTGACGGGTTTGCAGGGCGCGCTGGATACAGAGACCGCCAATCGCACCAATGCCGACGCGACGTTGCAAGGCGCGATTAACGCCAATACGACGGCGATCAACAACAACACGTCAGCAATCAACGGCAAGGTGTCGAAATCGGGTGATACCGTCACGGGGGCCTTACAGATCAATCAATCTCTCGCCGTCGGCGCGGCACCCCCGGCGGGTCTCGGTGCTGGCGACACCGTTGCGAGCGGCACCCTTACAACATTGCGCTCAGTGGGTTTTAACGCCTACAAGACTGACAATTGGCGGGCGTTGGTCAGCGGACCAAGCGCCATTATAGATTTTGACCCAAGCGCGAACTGGAGTTTCTATACGGGTTCCAGCGTGTCGGGCGGTGCGCTGACGGCACTGGCGTCCAGGTTTTATGTAGCGACCAACGGCGACTTTATTGTTAACGGCGCTTATGCGCAAAAGGCGAGCGGTACGACGTGGGCCAACCCATCGGATGTGCGCATTAAGCAAGACATCCTGCCGTATCAAAGGGGGCTTGATGAAATTCTGAAGCTCAATCCCGTTTCGTTCCGCTATCGCCCGGAAACCAACTATCCGCAGGAATTGTTGGATCAGGTGCAAGTCGGCCTAATCGCACAACAGGTTGAAACGGTGATGCCGGATATGGTGAGCGTCGCGCCGGGGAAAATTGGCGATATCGACCTTCCGGATTTGAGAACATTGGACACCAATAACTTGGTGTTTGCGCTGGTACGGGCCGTGCAGACTCTTGCGGCGCGCGTGACGGAATTGGAACAAAAACCTTTGAGCGACGACGGTTAATCATGCCTTATGTGAAATTCCCGCTCCTGCCCGGAATTTTCAAGGATGAAAGCCCTCTCAAGGCAAAGGGCTATTTCGTCGATGGCGACGGTGTGCGGGTTTGCCGCGGCGGCATGGAATCCGTTTACGGCTATGAGAAAGCCACACTCACCACATTTCTAGGGATTTGCCGTTGTCTGGCGTCATGGCGCGACAATGGCGGCGCGGTCAATACGTTCATTGGGACGCATTTGCGCGCCTATTGTTTTCACGATGGACAGATTTACGACATCACGCCCGCGATTGCGCGCGGTCAGATCACCAATCCGTTTACGACCACGAACGGGACCGCAACGACCGTGACCCATGTAGCGCACGGGTGCGTGGTTGATCAGAAGGTAAGCTTTGCCAATGCAACCGCGGTCGGCGGCATCACCATTTCCGGCGACTATGTTGTGCAGTCGATCACGGACCTTAACCACTACGTGATTACCACGGCGGCGGCGAGCGCTGCCGGTCCGGGCGGCGGCACTGTCGATTATACCTATTTTCTCGCGCCCGGATTGGCCGACAGTATCGGCGGCGCGGGGTTCGGCACCGGCGGCTATGGCATGGGGCCCTATGGCTTCGCACCCCCTGCAACCACGACTCTCTCGGCGTTGACGTGGAGTGCCCATAATTGGGGCGAGGAAATGCTTTACTGCCCGCGCGGCGGTGCGATCTATTCGTTCAATCCGACGGGGGGCGGTTATGCATCGCAACCGACTGAGCTTACCAGCAACGGCACGTTCACCGGGTCGGCCTCCGGCTGGACGCTGGGCACCGGGTGGGCCTATGGCGCCAATGCCGTGACCGCAACCGCATCGAACGCCGCACTCTCGCAACCGATTACGGTGCGCGCATCCTCCTATGCGCTTGTGCAATTCACGGTCAGCGCATTCTCAGCCGGCACATTGCAAGCATCCTTGGATGGCATGAATTTCGGCGGCGCGATTGCGGCAAATGGAAAATATAAGGTTGTGGTTTACGGCGGCAGTGGCGGCGCGCAAACGCTGGCTTTCACCGGCACCGGGTTTACCGGCACGTTGGACAGCGTCGGCGTTGCACAATTGAATTACGGCACGATCATTCCCAATGCCCCAACGATCAATAATTGTATGACCGTGACCGACCAGCGGCAGGTGATGGTCGGCGGCACGATTGACGACGATGGCAACTATGATGCCATGCTGGCGAAATGGTCCGATGCCGAAAACTATACGATCTGGACGGACTCGGCGGCCAATCTCGCGGGCTCATATCAGTTCGCCGAAGGCGGCATGATCGTTCGCATTCTGAACGCGCGCGGCGAGATTCTCGTGTTTACCGATGTCGGACTCTATACCGGCCAGCACGTGCTCGATCAGAATCTGGTTTACCAATTCGGGTTGATGGGGCGCAACTGCGGATTAATCGGTTTCAATGCCGCCATCGTGACCGATGCCGGTGCGTTCTGGATGGCGCCTGGCGGCAGTTTCTATGTCTACCGCGGCGGTCCGCCGACGCCGATCCGGTGCCCGACGCAACGCGGCGTTCTCGATCACCTCGATTGGGCGCAGAACGACAAGATTGTTGCCTACTCCAATGCGGCGACCAACGAGGTCGGTTGGCTCTATGCCGACCTACGCGACGCCGGGAACGAAATCTCGCGTGAGGTCCGCTACAACTATATTGAGGATGCTTGGGCTGTCGGGACTACCACGGCAACCTTTCGCCTTGATCGCGGCATTGAACCGTACCCGTTCGCGACCGATCCTCTTGGCCAACTGCGGTTTGTCGAAAAGGGATTGAACGGCGACGGCGGCGCTCTCTCCGGATCGCTGACAACCGCGTTCTTTGACATTGGCGATGGCGACCAATACAATTTGGTGACGAGTGTTATGCCGGACTTTGGCGATCTCGTTGGCGGTCTTACCCTCAACATCAACGCGCGCAATTCCTCGGGGGGCATTGTGACGACCTACGGGCCGTTTAACATCAATGCCGCGACGACCGACATTCCGGTGCGCATCCGCAAACGCGAGATTCAGCTCGCGCTAACATGGAACTCGGCCCCGTTCTTTATGCGTCTCGGCGCGTTGCGCGTGCGCATGAAACCGGCTGGGGCGTTGCGTGTCGCGTGAGATTGAAGTTCGGCGCGTGACGCCGGATGACTTTTGGCCGCTGTGGCGTGTGATGCTGGAAATGCATGCGGACAACGCAATATTTCCGCTTGCGCCGCAGAAGGCGATGAAGTGGGTTTTAGACACATGCTCCGATCCGGATGCGTGGGTCTTTATCGCGCTCATCGAGGGTGAGATCATCGGCACGATGGCGGTGCAGAAATCGACTGCGGCCTATTCGGACGCGGTGTTTCTACAGGACTGCTGGATATTCGTGCGCCCGGCCTATAGAATGACCCGCGCCATATTCCGGATGATCAAAGCCGTGAAAGAGCTGGAGCGAGACCAAGGTCTCGCCGTGTTTATAAACATCGTATCTCCGACCCAAGCCGTCCGGAAGGTCGCCCTGTTCAAGCGATATTTTCGTGAGGTCGGCTATGTGCAACCCCTGCAGCAGCACGAAAACGCAAAATCAGCAGCAGCAAAGCAGCGGAACGGCCATGCCGATCATTCCGCAAGCGTGGAGCAACCTCTATAATCAGACGCAAGGTGGTGTGAACACCACCGGATTCAATCCGGTGCAGCAAGCCGGGGCGAATTACTATCTCGACCAATTGAACGGCGGCGGTCAAAGCGGCATCGATCAGAACCTCGATCGGATACGCGCGCAATACGGCGGCGTTGCCAATCAATACGGCGCATTCACGCAGCCGAACCTCACGACCGCGGCGCAAGTCCAGAATCCCGGAACGACCGCGGATTTCATGGGCGCTTACAACAACCCGTATCAGCAGGATGTCATCAACACGACGATGAATGCGGCGGCGCGCGCAGGCGATATCGCGCAATCCCAACTCAAGAATCAGTACGCGGATTCCTTCGGCAATTCGCGCCTTGGCGTCGCGCAAGGCGAGCTGGGGGCGCAGAATGCAAATAATATGGCGGTGCTGGCCGCGCAGTTGAATAACCAGGGATTCAATACCGCCGCCGGTCTTGGCGCGGGCGATGCCCAACAGGCGCAAGCGCGAGCTTTGCAGAATGCAGCCAATCAACAGCAGACCGGCCAATTCAATGTCAATGCACCGCTGGCGGCGTTGGGGGGCATCGGTCAGAATCTTGGTCAGCAAACGAGTACGTTGTTAAGCCAAGACGCCGACAAACAGGCGATTGCATCCGGGGCGCTTGCTGCTGGCGGCAGCGGGTTCTCGCAGCTTCTCGATCTGTTGAAGCTCGGCACCGGTACGTTCGGACAACAAACAAATCAATCCGGGACTACTAATATTCAGCAAGCATCAACGCCGAGTCCGTTGAGTTTATTCGGACCCGCACTCATGAGCCTGATGGGGTTTTAAATGGGCGATTTTTTTTCCAACTTCGGCAGCAATCTTTCTGCAGCCGGCAGCACGCTCAAAAATAGCTTCAGTAAATTGGGCACGAAAGATGATGATCTTTTAGAGCAATTGAAATCGATACTCCCAAACCAAACGCCGGTTGCCGGGTCGCCGCCGCAAATGAATGCCGCCCTCGGGCAACAGAGCGTCTTGCCCCCCGGCGCGATGCAGGGTTTCCAGAACAATGTTGCTGCCGGGGCCTTTCAGCCGGGCGCGGCCCCCTTCCCGCAAATCTCCGGAGGACCGCCGGTCGCGGTGCCAACGCCAGCGACCCCGGCGAGCGGCACGCAGGACCCATCGCAGATGATCACGCAACTTCTGCAATTGATAAAATCGAAGGGCATGGATTTCTTTAAGGGGGCGGGCAGTGGCACTTCTTGATTTTCTAGGGCGTGGGTTGCAGAACGTTTTCGGGCCGAATATCGGTAATGCGCTGGGCTCAATTGTCATGGCGGATTCGAGCCCGGAACAAATGGTCGCGTTGCAGAATGCCGCGACGTTAAAGCGGCAAACGCAATCGGTCGATGCCCTGAAAAAATGGTTTGGGGCAAACGCGCCCGATGCTGGCGCGGGCGGTCCCCCCGTCGGCGCGCTTTTGCCGTCTCAGGTGGACGCATTCGCCAATCAAATGGCGGGCGCGTATGGTGCAAATGCGCCGCGCATGAATGCGGCTATTCCGCAAATCAATCCCATGGCCGCGGCGGCCCCCGCGGCGGGCGGGATGCCGGGAGTAACCGCGGCGGGCGGTATGCCGGGATTGACCGCGCAAGGTCTGCCGACACCGGCAAGCTATCGCGCGCAAGCGGTGAGTATGCTGAACGCGCTTCCCTCGGGCGGCCCGATGGAAATGATAGCGCCGATTTTAGAACAGGCGATGAAATCGACATTCTATGCGCCGGGTCCGGTCGATCTTGGCGAGGGGCAGCAACTCCGCAATCCGTATAACTTGAATCAAGTCCTCGCCGAGAATCTGAAAACGCCGGAATTGAAAGAAGTAAAAGGGCCGGGAGGCTTAACACAAGGCTATCTCGACAAGTCGGGAGCGCTTCATACGGTTGGCGGAAGTGAGCCCTATGGAATCAACAATGCGCCGCTTGTTGCCGCGGACCCATCGAGCCCGACCGGCTTTTCCTACACCGATCGCAGCGGGCGCGTAATGGTGAGGGGTGCGCCTAATCCGAATGCAGGCGCTCCGCTAATTACGCGGGCGGATACCGCTAGTCCTACAGGTTATTCGTTTTATACGCACCAAGGCGACAAGGTTATGGATGGCGCACCCGATCCGAATCCGGGGCTGATTCCGAACCGCGAAGAATCGTTGCGAAAAGAAGCCGATACGAAACTTGCGCCGATCAACACTGCGCAACAGTCGCTTCAACGGATGGCATCAGGGCTTAGTCTTGGATCGCCCGCGGGCGACAAGGCGGCACTTTATGCTTTCGTCAACCTTGCCAATCCGGGGGCTGCGGCGGCGAAAGAAGGTTCAGCCCTCGACGAAGCATCCGTTTCCGCGCTCGGCGATACATTCCGCAAGGCGTGGCAACGTTACTCGACCGGCCAACTCCTTTTGCCGGAACAGCGTAACGAGCTTTCACAAGTGGGTCGGAGTCTGTTCAGGACACAAGTTAACAATTATCGTGGTATTCAGAATCAATACCGCGACCTCGCGACAGGCGCCAAGGTCAACCCCGAGCATGTCGCGCCCGATCCTATTTGGTTGCCGACACCGCCAGCAATCAAGGGACTGCGGGATGCCCCGACCGACGCAAACAAAAGCTTTTTCGACCAAAAATATTATGACGGGGCCGCGGATGATGTTCTAAAGCGCGGGGGCCAATAATGCCGCCCAAAAACCCCTTCGACGCCATCGACCCGCGCGGCGTTGTGCAAACGGACAATCCGTTTGATGCGCTGGATTCGCGCTCGGTGGTCGGAAACCCGATAGCGAGCCCGGATGCGTCCGCGCCGCCGAATCCGCAAGCGTTCGCCAATATTCCGCCGTCGATGATCAGCGGCGCGGGGGCGCCGTTGACCGTGCGCGCAACGGTCGGCTCGGTCGGCGATGCGGGCGACAGGTTGGCGACGCTGCGCAAGTTTTATCCGGATGCACAACCCTACGGAACCAACAACTTCATTTATACCGACCCTGAGACCAAAGTTCCGACGCTCTATAAGTCGAGTCACCCCGGCCTCGGCGATGTCGCGAGCATGGGGCGCGAGATTGCGCAAATGTTTGGCGGGGCCGCCGCCGCCGCGGTGCCCGCAATTGGCGGCGTCGCACTCGCGCCGGAAACCGCGGGCGTGTCGTTGCTCGGCGGCATCCCCGCGGCGCGCGTCGCTTATGGGCTCGGGTCGCAAGGCGCGGGCGAACTTTACGACCGCACGCTCGATTTTCTCGGCAATCGCGTTGATACGCGCGGGCCAATGGAACGGCTCACCGATCCCGCGGCGGGGTTCACACTCGATCAGCTTGGACTAAAATATGTTCCGCCCGCCGTGCAAGCGGTTTCCAAAGCGGTTGCGGGCGCGACCAACCGCTTTGTTGGTACCGGCATGGATCAATTATACCGGGCGTTTCAATCCATCGGTGCGCGTCCGACCGCGGGCCAGATCGCCGGGGGCCCGATAGCGGCATTTGAGAGCGGACTGAAAGAGGCCCCGACCGCGGCGGGTGTGATTGGCGGGGCGCGAGCCGACGCGGTTGATGCGGTCAAGCAATACGCCAACCAAACCATCAACGATATCGGCACCGCGCAAACCAACCAGCAACTTGGCGGCACGATCAGAAACGGCGTAGCGGGGGCGCTGGATCGTATCAACGCGGCGACCACCGCGGCGCGCAAGAATGTCACCGACCTTTTGCAAGGCGCGTCGGGCATTCCGGCCCAAACCTTGAATTACATAAAGAGTCTGACTGATTCGGCAAGCTCAACGGAATTACCCAACACCATGGAAGGGCTCGCAAACAAACCGCTTCAAACGCACATCAATAATTTCTTGTCCGATGTCGTCGGGCCGGATGGCACGCCGAAGTCACTCAGCTATGAGGCAATCGACAAGTTTCATAAAGGCATCGGTAAAATCATCGGCGACCCATCGATTGCGCCGGACATCGATCGCGGTGCGCTGCAACAACTCTATAAGGCGTCGGTCGCCGATTTGGGCGACATCGCCGGAGGCGTCAGTCCCGAAGCGCTCGCCGCACACAATTCGTTTGCTGAGAATTATGCCAAGACACTTCAAGACAACATAATCCCGATGCGCTCGATGTTGCACAACAGTACGGATGCGGAAATCGGCAATTCCGTTATGCAGGGAAGTAGGCTCGGCGACGATACGCTCGCGATGTTGCGCCGAAACCTGGTTTATACCGACCCGGTGACCGGCAAGGTCAACATGAATGGCTGGAACAATGTCACGGCGTCGGTCTTGAATCGCATGGGGCTTGCCGATCAAGGCTACGACACGACCTTAAGCCGCGATTTCTCGCCGACGACATTTATAAACAATTGGAAAAACCTGTCGCCGGAAGCAAAGACCACATTGTTTTATGGCGGCGAATACGGCGGGATGCGCGAGCCGCTCGACCGGCTTGTGACCTTGAGCAAGGCGGTCAAGGGCTCGGTCGAGGGCACCAATTGGTCGCATACCGCCGGGGCTTTGGCGGGCCTCGGTCTTGTGACTGGCGGAGTTGGGGCGGCGACAACCGGCGACTGGAAGGGATTCGGAACTGGTGTGGTGGCGCCGTTTGCAGTGGCAAAGCTTTTGACAAGTCCGAGCTTCGTTGGCTGGCTGGCGAAGGCCGCAAAGCCGGGGCTTACCTATCCCGGCTTTACCGGGCAACTTGGCGGGCTTGCGGCGATTGCGGAAGGGGAACCGCACTTGAAAGACGCCATCGCACAATACATGGCGACGATGAGCCGGGCGGCAAACTGGAACGCACCGCCGCAAAAATGAAGGGCGGTCGATGGGCGACTATCATTTAGGGGAAATCGTCTTTCGCGACGATCGTTGAAAAAACGCGCGAATTTCGGACCCTATTTCCCAAGCGAATCCTCCCATTTCCCAAGCGAGCCCCCCCGCAATCATTGCAAAGATCGCGTAACCCGGCCAAGGGGTCCCATTAAGGAAGATTACGCCCCAGACGAAGGCACCAATGACGAGCGGTGCGAAAAATATAGCGAGCAAAATGGGCAAGAAACCTTGCTGGCATATCTCGATTACAAGCCAGCCACCCAAATAGATAAGACCAATTGTTACCAGTATGTGCATGGGTCGCCTTTCGCGCGGGGTTTGGGGCCGCAGTCTATGCCAGGAAATGGGCCCGTGTTCGAGCCTATTTATCCAAAAGGTCGCGGGGCTATGGCCGGAAATAAGGATGCGCTCTGATACATTCAGAACCATGCGTGCGGGGCGGGGGGTCTGACGTTAATGCCGTTGGAAACCAGGTGCGAGCGCAGTTTGATCGGGCTGTGATCGGTAAACAGGAACAGGCTCGAAATCGCCACCGCGGACACGCCTACGTTGAATGTGTCGATGCAGTGCTTCAGGCTGCCGCAGCCGCCGGATACCACCAGCGGAACGCTTAGAATCTCATTCAGTCTTGCGACCATATCCATGTCATAGCCGGACATGGTGCCGTCCCGGTCAATGCTGGTAAGAAGGATTTCGCCGCAGTTCAGGTCCTGCATGCGCATGGCCCATTCCACAGGATCATGGACGGTTATCTCGCGTCCGCTGTCGATGAACACCCGGAACACCCCGGGCGACACTTCCTTGTAGTCTATTGACACGGTGATGCACTGGTTGCCGAAGACATTCCCCGCCTCCTTCACAAACTCGGGCGCACGCACCGCTTGGCTGTTGATCGCGACCTTATCGGCACCAATACGAAGGAGATCGTTGATGTGCGCAATGGTACGGATACCGCCGCCAACGGTAAGCGGCATAAAGACCTCTTCGCCAATATCGAAGATGCTTTTTAAGACACCGTGCCGCGATTCTTCGCTCGGCGCGATGTCGAGGATAATAAGTTCATCGACGTCGTAATCGTTATACACACGCGCGGTGGACACCGGGTTACCCGCCTGTCGCTCCTGCTCGAAGAAGCGGGTGTATTTCACCAGCCGCCCATCGCGCAGGAGGAACTTTGGAATGATGCGCTGTTTCAGCATTTGTGGGGAAAATGTGGGGACCTCTATGGCCCGAGAAACGGGGACGGGGTTGCTAAAGTTGCTAAACTTTATGAGAACGGAGGGAGAACGAGTGTGCGGACTTTTGTGCGGACTCACAGGGTCGTTTTGGTCCCCTCTAGGCTTTTATTTTCCCTTTTCGTTCTGCAGCGAGGCTTGCATGGAATGCCAAAAACCCTTATGAAATCACGGCTTAAGTAAAGGTCGGGGCGTAGCGCAGCCTGGTAGCGCATCAGACTGGGGGCCCTACGCGCAAAGTCTAAATTCCCCACAGTCCCAACGCTTTCTTGCATCCCTTCAATCCCTTGTGCGGGTTTTTGTGCGGACTCCGCACAATGAGCGGAATTTCCGGCCCGCACACGTTCCCCAATCCAACCGTCATCGACAAAGAAAAACCCCGGCGCGGATGAGCACGCCGGGGCCGGTCTCGGAATAGCAGGGCAAGGGATGTTGTCCGCTACTCTCCGACCCGCCGCGGCGGTTGCAACACCGCGACAGTCTCTTGTGGGGTATCCCCGAGGGTGCTTACCGCGCTCATGGCCGCCGCAACGTCATCCATAAGCACATGCGAGTAACGGCGCGTGGTTGCAATGTCGGAGTGCCCTAGGAGTTGCTGCGCAACCGCAATCCCCTTCGCCCGCGTAATCCGCGATCCGGCAGTGTGACGAAGGTCGTGGAAGCAAAAGCCGTCATTGAACCGCCCCGCAGGGATGCCAGCGGCTTCAAGCGCCCGCTTCCAGGGGCGGCGCCAGCCACCTTCGGAGAACGGGTAACGTTCGCCCTGGATGCGCTGAACGCCCGCCATGCCGCGGCTGCGGGTCTTGGCGCACTCGAACGTGAAAACGAAAATCGGATGTTTGCCGCGCTCGGCATCAAGTAACGCGGCAAGCTCGGGGATGAGCGGGATGATGTGCGCCCTTACGTCACCCTCGCCTTTCATTTTGCGAAACGTGATCGTGCGCCCGACGAAATCGATATCCGACCATTTCAGCAATCGCGTTGACCCGATGCGCGCCCCGCTTGCGATGGAAAATTTAACGAGTGCGCAGAAATCACCCCGGAGGTTTTTGATCAAGGCGCGCTCTTGGTCAATCGTGAGATAAAAAACGCGCTCGCCGGATTTCGCCAAAAATAGTTTTGTCCACTCAATGTCCGGTTTGGCGACGCCCCATCCCTTGAGTTGATTAAAAACTTTCCGGAGGTGTTTGATGTCGTGGTTGACGGTCGCGTTGGCAACGCGGCGACGTTCCAAGTCTTTCACGCGCTCGCCTCCCTTGATGACGGTTACGCCCTCGCCGCGACGATGTGCGACGTACTCAATCAAATGTTCCTGAGTTAGCTCGGCCCATGTGAGGTCGGAAATCGCACGCCCGATTTTCTCGACCTTTACGCTTAGATTTCCCATATAGCCGCGGATGGTTTTCGCGCTCTTGAGATATTTGGATTTTAAGTCCCAGTCTTTCAACAGGGATTCGGCGATAGTCATGGTCTTGGCGCGCGGCGTCGGGTTTAGAAGCTCGGCCCGCGCTTCGACCTTCGCTTTCATTTCTATGGCTTCGGCTTCCTTCCGGTCACAAGTCTGAGTCGATTTGCGAAATGGGATGCCGTTGATTTCGAACTCGTAATGCCAGATTTTCGACTTGCCGCGGTGTTTAAGTGACATGGTGCGTTTTCCCTTGCGCTTGTAATGGCGGCTTCCAAATCTTCTGCAACGAAGAACCGCCGTTTACCAAGGCGAATATACCGCAATGTGGACTTTTCCACGAGTGACCTTAGAAAACGCGGGGAAAGCCCCATGTATTCCGCCGCTTGCTTGCCGTTCATAAGCCGCGGTTGGCGGTTTTCTGCGGTTTTTTGAGGATCCGGAGCGGTCATATCAATAAGCCTTGACGTGTGGAAAATTCCTCGGGGCGGGCTAAAACTGGGTCGTGCGACGCGCTCAATCTCGTGACGTAAACGGCTCGCGTTCCTCATACTCTTTCAGCATCAAATCCCACTCAATCGCGGCGTCATTGTCGGTCGCAAGCTCGGCGCGCGAGTCGATGCCACATTGTCCGCGCACGATGTGAGCGGCGAAGTCCGCGCCGCGCGGCGTGTCCAGATACTTCCCCGGCACGCCAAGCCATTCCTGGAAGTCCCGATCATGACACCGGATACCGGCTTGTTGCGCGCGCGGCATTTCGTGAAAGTCGCGAGTCATGGGTGCGAGTCCTTCGGACATTATATCTATACCTGTTGATGGCCGCTCGCCTTTGATGGCGGTTTAAAGACGCGCGCGATGTGACGCGATAGCGTCGCCGGTATCTTGGCGATCATGGCGGAGGCGGCTTTGCGAGCGGACGACCCTGATGCAGCCTTCCGCTGAAGGCTGCAATTCTCGCCCGCGCCGAACCAGTCGTTGCCGTTTTTTATGCCCTCCACACCGCAATCCCGCGAAGTGAATCGCACACCATCACCGGGCGCAGGACTGCGCCCGACGGCATGCTTACCCGCATGGCGCGTAAAATCTTGATCGCGCTTGGTTTGGTCAGACCAATTCATTCCGGGTGCCTTGACGCCTTCGCGCTCGACAGATGCGAGCGACTGCGCTTTGATTGCCTGTCCCGTCGGCATCAGCGCCGGGATATCGCCCCACAAATGGAACGATCCGAAGTTCCAACGGCTTTGCCCCACCCATGGGCAGGCGCCACGCACGTTCTCTATGATCATCGGGATATGACGGCTGGCAGCCTCGGAAGCCTCACGCCGGATGCGGAAGCACGCATCAAACAGGGCGTTGAGTTCCACGATCCGCACCGGATTCGCGCGATACCACCTCGCCAGATTTTTCGCGCGTTTCCACGGCATCGCCATGTAAGAGTATTTCTGGCACGGCGGGCTCGCGACAATCAGAGCGGCGGTGCAGAACTGGCTTCCGTGCAGCGTCAATACGTCCTGAATGACCAACTGCGCAGGGTAGCGTTCGCCGCCGTAGGCATGTTGCTCGATGTCGAATCCGACCACATCATAACCTTCCGCAAGCAGACCTTCCGTCCAACCTCCCAAACCGCAGAAAAGATCGATGGCGAGCGGTCGGTCGGTCATTTATCGATGTTCCCAAAAGAACCACGGCAGCATTTTATGCAAGTACGCATTTTTGCATCCTCAAAAAGGAATCGCGTCATCATCAATATCGGTCGCCGCTTGAACCGGCTTCGGAGGCGCGGGCCGCGGACGCGGGTTGGTCAACTCGGCATACTCAGGCGACGCGCTGATGGTCTTTTGCAAACCCTCGGACAAGTTATCGAAAATCTCTTTCTTGAATTCCGCCTTGTCGAGCCCCAAGAATACAAGCGGATTGACCGCGGGCGGTATCTGCGTGCCGCGCGGCACGCCCATCACCGCGGTCACGTTGGCGTAGGTACTGCCCTTGGAGTCCGCGTGCGTGACCGCGATCATGCACGGCACACCGAGGAGTTTCTCGATGCTGAACCCGTTGGGGCCAAAGTCGGCATCCTCGAACTTGCGCCCGCGCCATGATTCCAAATCCTTGCGCAAGGTCGA